TTTTGAAAATAAAATTCTAAAGCACCGGCAATTCTGTCTGGATTTTTATCTTCACTGTCAAAATCTCTTCCAGTAGTTTCAGTTATTTGTCTGAAATGTTCTAGTAAAGCTTGAACTCCTAGAGCTACTGAATCTTCAGAACTAACCTTTCTCTCGAAGAAGGATTTTCTGGCAACTTCTAAGCCTTTAGCAAAAGCAGCTCCTGCTATTAAATGTATAGACTCTCTTGTAGATTTCCAGTGCTCAAAATAACTTCTATAAGCCTTATGAGGGCAAGTAAAAAAAGCTTCTCTTATAGAAGAATCTATAACTTCTGGAAAATCAGGGCGAGCTTGATCTAAGTATAATTTTTGCATTTAAAATCCTTAAAAGTTATCTAACAACTGATCTGAATCTATAACTATTTTTGACTTTTTAGGTGAAGATTTCTTAACTATTGCTGAAGCTATTCGCCCTTCTCTCAGTAAAGAAACTACTTCACGACTTTCCTCAAGAGTTAAAGGTCTAATCTTACTGAGACCTCTAAGCTCTTCATACCTATTTCTCTGTGTTTCGTCCATCAGTTTTAATCTCCTTTTCAAGGTTAAATAAATATCGCAGCCATTCTTGGGCATCAAATTTAGTGAGATAGGCATTAGAATCGACTTTACCAATATGCTCTGGCCAAAAAGGGTACCTCATTAAAGTTAAATGCTCCCTCATCTGAGCTATCGTAATTCCAGTTGAACTTCCATAAAGCATTAGAAAAGCTCTTACAGCTAGATTTTCACCATCCTCATCTACTAAATTCCAGGTATAACAGACTTCAAACCTTTCATTAGTTGTTGTATCTTCATAGGCTATAACTACTGATTTACCGTTTAAGGTACTTTTAATCTCTATAACATCATGTCCTTGTATTACTTTATGGTTATGTGTCCAAGTATCTAGTTCAGACTTATTATTTATGAACATATTTTAACTCCTTTTAAACTATTATAAGTCTATCAGTTGGCCTTGACATAGCCACATAAAGACATTTTAGAGCTTCAACTCTATTGCGGTTTAACAGTATATCTGACATATCTACTAAAACCTGGTTGTAGGTCGAACCTTGCGATCTATGAGCAGTGATAGCATAACCATGCCTTACATCATTAAAAGAATTTTTAAAATTGTAAAAACTCGGCCATTTAGTTCGATCTCTTTTAGCTGTTAAAAGCTTTTCATTCAAGATACTCTTATAAGGCATTAGGCCTTCAGGATGTATAACATAAGCTTTTATAGAGGCTTTATCATCAAGAGCTATTGACATTGTAAAAACTTTAACTTCCTGATAAACCGGATGGGTGCAAACCTCAAGGTCAATTATAACTCCTTCATCATCTACAGTTGCTACAGTTCTACCCTCAGTCAGATCTTCCTTGATAGGACTAGCAATTACACATCTATCCCCTGGAAGCCATAACTCAGATTGACTACTTCCCCATAGAAAATTCCTTACTAGGTGATTCCAATTTAATACTGTCTCATTCCTCCAAGCTATAATCTTAAAATAGTTAGAGTCAAGAAGTTTATTACTACTGACAAGTTCTTCTATTATTCTTCCAGATTCCCTTTTAACTAGGGTTTGAGGGATTTTATAAACTTTAGCTGTAGCTGAACTCCCGTTCAAAGGCCTTGTTTTTACCTCAAGCGATTTACCAAAAACACCTATAGTACCTTTAACTTCTAAAATCTGTTCTAAAATTTCATTTTTATTTCTAATAATTTCTGTCAGCAGCGTTTGTCTAGTAATGTCCATTGTCACTGATCTATCTTCCCCTATAGGGGGTAACTGATAAGGATCCCCGACAAACAGGATTTTAATATTAGCGGGAACTAATTCGTCAATAACTTTGAATAAAGCTTTATTAATCATAGAGGCTTCATCAATGACTATAAGGTCTATATCTTTTAAATCCACTGGATCTTCAGGAGTAGCTAGAAATTCAACCTCACCATCAGCAGTCCAAGTACAACCCAACAAGCTATGAATAGTTCTGCAGATTAAAGGCTTTGACTTATCGTCTTTGAGGGTTTTAAGTAATATTTTAGCTGCCTTGTTTGTAGGGGCTGTGAAAGCTATTCTGACAAAGCTTGCTTTATTTAAACCCTCTTTTAGGCAGAATGTCTTTCCAGTCCCAGCGCTGCCAAGCAGGGTAAAGTATCTATCCTCTGATTTAAGCCAATTTAGTATAGCTTCAACAGCTTTTTCTTGCTGATCAGTTAGTTTCATAATTTCTCCACTCAGTATCACGTAAATTTAATAGATGGATCTTCATAATAAATTCCTTTTGGGCAGTTGGGCGGATCTGTAATTGAAGGATTTACATAATTATAAATCTGAATACCTACAAAGATCAAAATAAATATGTAAATTCCCAAAGCAACTGACAATAATGTATATAAAATCTTCATGGCAATCTTTCTTCTCTTAACTTCCAGGTCACACATTCCCCATCAGTAGCTTCACCAACTTCCAATAAACTTTCTGTAAATTCCGTAGGAACTCCAGCAACTAAAAGTTCAGCTTCTGTCGGCTTTCTTTTAAAGGAACTTACATAAAAATCTGCCCATCCGTCAGTATTAGCATAATCTCCGTTTAATAATAACCAAAAACTATAAACCTTAGTAGCTGGAACTTGCTGATCTTTTATATCTTTCTTAATAAGCTCTGTCAGGTATTTACTCCAACTTCCATGAGGGACTCTACCTTCAACCTCGCTGTAAAGTCTTAGTTCGACTTCAGCTACCAAAGTTTCTGGTAAAGAGATATTTTTTTCAATCGGTCTAATTACCTTTTTCAGCCTGCCCATTACATTCCCCTTTGTCTGAGTTGTAAGTTAATCCTTGTTTTCTACATTCTTGAATCATCATGTCATTAAATTCCAGTGACTGAGCTATCGACCAAAGAAAGAAAACCAAAAAAATGTAGATTTTATATTTATACTGAAGTATTTGTTTCATTCTGAACTCCGTTGAAGGTTAGATTATATTTTAAAGCTAGTTTTCTTAAGAGAAATTTCCACTCAGCTGGTTCGGTGGAGTCATGAATTTCCTGCAAACGTGATAACACTAATATTTTTCTTTCAGATAAACGCTTCAAGACTTTTGCATCTCTTAGCAAAATATATACAGACCCATGCTCCATATAAGGGTTATACTCTCTATCTGAGATAAGAATACCTATAGCACATTTATCCCCATTTTGACTACGATACATGCAGCCTTTCCCTAATTCAAAACTTCTTCTATTCTGAGTTAGTAAATGACTGACTACTTTGTCAAAGATAGCTTGTGTAGGAATCTCATGAAGATTTTTTAAAGTTATTTCTGACATTTTAAAGCCCTTTCAAAATAGGTAATTCGTCTGAAGTGATTCTGTCTGAGTTTATAAAGCTTTTGCATATAGTGCAGTAACTTATTTTCACTGTGGTTCTATAGGCTTTATAATGTAAATCTTGATTGAACGAGGTTGAAAGCAATCTTTCAGTTGATGGCGAATTTAATCTTTTCTGGTGTTTATAGAAACCTAAGATTTCTGAGAAACTGTGGGCACATACCACACATATCTTAGTTTCTATATGAACTATATTGTGACTGTCAATCCACTTAAGAGCTTCTTCCTGCCTTAAGAGTTCTTGCTGATCTTCTGTCAAAAGCCGGGAATTTATTTTATCTCTGGCTATTTTTTTGAGATTTTTTCTTTTTTCAGCTTCTAGTAAACTTTCGGCCAATAAGGCGTCAAGATCATCATCATTATCTGGAATGATTTCAGGTTTTGTATTCATAGTCTTATCCCCTATGAGTAAATTAATTGAATTTTTTGAGTTTTTTATTATCCGCGTGAATTACAAAATTATAATACGCGCGGATAATTTTGAATATTACATGAATTTTGAATGAATTGGTAAAGATTTTTAAAAGAGATTATAGACTTATTTGCTCATTTAAACAGGTTGTTTACACTCGAAATTCTTGGAGACTCTTGGGCAGGTTTCGGTAAAACACCTATTATAAAAAATTTACTAGGACTAGAAGGCATAGTCACTGTAATTACTTCTTTGTAGATTCTCTTCAGATTCTCATATTCAGATAAATCAACGTTAAAAAACATTCTAGTATGCGGGTCCTGGATATAGTATTCAGGTAAGGGGTCTTTAATGTCAGTCATAGTTTAATCTCCTTGCAAAGTTTATAAAAAAGCCCAGAATAAATCGGATAAGGAAATATTCTGGGCTAAACTTCAGAAAGAAATATGAGAAACTTTCTGAAGGAGGGATGACTGAGGGTCTAGGTCAGTCACATGAAAAAACCTAAAACTTAAGATTAAAATTCATCCAGCAAACTTTCACTATCAATACCTTCAACAGCCTTGGTATTGCGAGCTTCTTCCAATCTGGCGATGATTGGAGCGATTTTCGGATTAAGTTTCAACGCCAGTTTCTCGTCTTTGGATTTGTTACTCAAGAAATCTTTAACTTCCTGAGCTGTTTTACCCCTATATTCCATAAGAGCCTGAACTAGAAGAGATTGGCCGGCAATGCTGTCACTTGTGCGTTCCATATTCCAGGAACCTTCCAGAATTCGAGATGCCATAGCTTCAACTCGAACAAAAGCATCATCGAGGGAATCTTTAAAGCTAGCTGCCTCATCACCGAGTTTCTGTAAAGCCCCGTGGGCAGCTGCTCGCAGAACAATAACTTCTGGCAGTGCAAACGAAATTGTTTTGCCATTACGAAAATCGAGTCGGACTGTAACTGTCTTTTCAGCTTCGTTGATTTCAAAAGATTTCAAAATCTTACGATTTCCGGCGAAATCTACAATGCGACCATCTTCCATCTCGACCGATGTAATATTATTAGTATCTTTTTCTGACATAATTAAATCCTTTAAAAAATTAATTAAATTTGAATCGAAATTGCATGTTAATTATTTTGACTCAGTGCGTCAAGTAGTTTTTAAAAATCTATGATAATTACTATTAACCCTCTTTTAATATTTTTTGTAAACTTTCTTCGATAGCCTCTTTGGCTAATTGTAAGAATTTTATTTGAACCTCTCTACTAAAATTATCTGGGCTTGTACATGATAAGGTAATACCCTCTAAACTAATCGTACTGTTTTTATGCAGGCTTATATTTACCCTATAGAAGTCTGAAATAGATATTCGGCTAGCTGCTTTTTCAAGACTTTCCATTATTAGTGCTAAAGTTGCCTTAGAACTGTACATATGGTTTAATTTAGCATTACTTTCATAATATTCAGCTTTCTTTTCTGGTGTGACTTCGACAGACATTATAGAGTCTTGTAAAGATCTTACTAATTTAGTCTGACTTTGTATAGCATCCTCAGCACCTCTCGATATACAAATTATTTCACTTAATAACATATCCAGAAAGAAAGTCCTTATAACTTCATAATCTTCTTTACCAGCTGTTTTAACTTCAGATTTTATTTCAGTTGTCATTTTTAGTTTCCTTTAAAAAATTATTTAAAACTTCTTGTTGAGTTAGGGAATCATTATTAATATTATTTTCAGCTTCTAAGGCTTTTTCAAGCGAATTGTTCTCACTTAAATCTAAGGCTTTCTGTAGAGATTCCAGAGGTTCAACTTTAGATTTAGGTTGCAAAATAATCAAATCATTAGACTGCGAAACTCCTACGAAGTCGATAGCAGCGAATAAAGTTGCTGGAAATGGACTCATAGGTTTTTCGCGAGATTTATTTACTTTCCTGATAAAATTCATAAATCTGAATCTCAATGATCTAGCTTCTTCAGAAGTTTGGCATTTAATAGTGAATGTTTTATTAGGACTTCCATAAGCTGTTAAAAATGCCTTACTGTATTGATGGTCTGGGGTTAGATGAATTGACATAATCTGTAAATTACCTCAGTTAGTATGTTAATTAAAGATTTTAATAACCCGTGGGAATTACAAATTTATAAAACCTACGAATTATTAATTATATTTTCACTTTTAAAGTTCTAAAATTTGTATATTTTCAGGAAGAGCTTATACAGTCAGAGACTTTAAGAGCGAGATTCGATATTAGTTAAGATAAAAATATAATATATAAAAATTAATACAACTTATATAATCTATATTTAACTCAACTTTATTAAATCTATATTGATTTTATCATGGAAATTTCAACCTGGATTTATAGAGATTAGATAGTAATTTTATAGATAATAGACTTGATTATTGATAGTTGAGTAACTCTGAAAAATCTATTAGATAGTAGTTGATAGAGATTAGGGTAAGTTGATCGTGAATTTGAACTTAGATAGTAGAGTAAATTTAGCGCAAGATAATATAGATAGTAAGGTAAGTTACTCGCAAGTGTTCGCAAGATAGATAAATTCCTTGACCCCCTATGTGTGTATGAGTGATTTCTCGCGTATGTATGTGTTGTTTAATCATTATATTTTTTTTTTATATATAGAAAGACATAACATCATACATGTATATGAGATTGAAATTATCCGCGAGATAATACGCGGGAATTACGAAGTTGTAATCCGCGGGGGAAATTACACTCATCACACACGAGATTTTTTACACACACAGCCACCCCCTACCATCCCAGCCTATTTTGCGAACATTTGCGAACAAAAGACTCTATTATCAATTCAATTTTGCGGTAAAAATACCTTAATATCTAAGATCGAATTTACGGGTAATTTACTCTACTCTCTATAAGCTACTATCAATAAAATACCCTAATAGATTTACTATCAAATATGCGAATAGAGTTAAAAAGCCGAGATAAGTTATTGATTTTAAAGGTGAGATTTGAAGAAATTATAAGTTATTGATTTTAAATGAAATCGATTTAAACGAATTTTGAGAGGATTTAAGAGGGGTAGGTATATGATGATATAGGGAAGGGTAAAATAATTGAATGATGGTAATCGTGGTGAGAATTAGATAGGGTTTAAAGGCGTGCAAAATCCCCCAAAACTCATTTATGAAATCTTAGGGGATCGGAAGGGTGGATTTAGAGATTAGAAATTATCAAGCAAATCATCACTGTCAATAGATAGATTCTTGACTTGCTCGGCCTCTAACTTTTGAATGATTTTAGCAATCTTTGGATTTAGACTTAAGGCTTTTCTTTCCTGTGGCGTCTTTTCACTAAGATTCTTTCTAATATACTCCATGCTCTTTTCACCCTTGTAAAATTCATAAAGAGCTTTAATTAACAGAATAGAGATATTGCTTCCACCTTCCCGCCCTACATTCCATATGCCATTAGATAATCTATCTATCATCTCACTAATAGCTTGCCATTTTTCTTCAGTTGTTGCACTTTTCCCTGTTAGCTCATTCCTAGGTATTGCTGCCGCATCCCCGATTTTTTGCTTTAGGCCGTGAAATAGAGCTTGGTTTTTAATTTCCTCGCTTAAAATTCCAATTTCCAGGCTTTTTTCTTTCTCACCTAGTATAAATGTAATTGTTTGATTAACTTCATTAACTTCCGCTTGGATTCTTTCTTGATTCTTAGCTTTCATGATTTTTCTCTCTCATATTTAATATAGCAAAATCGCTATGATTAGAATCTTATATTAACTCTATTTAGTTTGTCAACTCTTTTTTGAAATATTTTTTAAAATCTCTATTTGCATTTATTTTTAGATAGAGTTATAATGAGATTGTAATTTTCTATTAACTAAATATGAGAGGCGGTAAAATGACGATCGAGAAAGCAATCTCACTTAAAGACCAATTGATCAAAGTTAGGGAATTGCGACATAGAGTTCAGATAGTAGAAACTCTTTTAAATATTCGAGAGAAAGTTATTACAGAGCGACTTGATAACTATTTCGGCATCCCTAAAGATTTTATAGTGGAAATTACTAATGTGTTTAGTAAGAACTCTATTAGCTCGGTTATATATTTTGGTTTTCCTACGACTGTACTTAAAGAACTAACTTATCTAAGTGATGGCCGAGCAATTCACCGACATATAATCAAAAAGCTAACTGAACTCTACAATAAATATAATAACTAATAACTAATAACTAATAACTAATAACTAATATAAGGCAAGATTGCTATTGAAAAATTAATCTTGATCTTGCCTTCCCTTCTTTCTTCCCTTCCCTTTCTAGTTTTAATTGTCTTTTCCCTTTTCAATTCTCTTTCTTATTTCTCTTTTATATCTTTGATAGGGGGTTATACCCCGGAAGGGACTCTGGCTGTGATAGCTGGGTGTTTAGGGTTCAATCTCCCCACTCTCGAACTCTTTTTTCAAACTACCTACCTAACTCTGGAAATCACTATAAATAAGAGAGAGGTAGGGGGGGTAGATAAACTCTCTAAATCTCTGGAAAGAAATCTTGCAAACAAAATAAAAATAAAGTAAAAAGACAAAATAGAAATCTAAAAGACTTTAGAAATTTAAAGATATTAAAATATTAAAATGGCAACTCCATTAGAACTATCTAATAAAGCCCCCGACCAACTTCAGAGAGTTAGAACGACTCATGATGCCTTGGTAGATTTAATATTACTAAGGCCAGAACTGACTCAAAAAGAACTAGCCAAACAACTTAATAGAACTCCTCAGTGGGTATATTTAACTATAAACTCTACAGTCTTTCAAGAGAGATTAGCTCAAAGAAAATCTGAATTAGTTGACCCTACTATATTAGCTACTATAGATGATAAACTTCAGGCAGTAGCTAATAGATCTATGGAATTACTTTTAGAGAAACTTAACATAACTTCTGAAAATTCAGATCTACTTTCCGCTATGTCAATAGCAACTAAAGCTCTGGGTTATGGGGCTAATAAAATTACTAATAATAATGTATCTAACTTTGTAGTAGCTCTCCCGCCTAAAGCTGAAAATTCAACAACTTGGCTAGAAGCTCATAAACCTCAGGAAATTCAACAGATAGTTAAAAAATCTATAGAAGCTAATGAAATTTCAGATATCAATGATATTGATATTATAGAGGGTGAGATTTCTAATGACTGATAGTCAAGTTATATGGAAACCTATGCCAGGGCCCCAGACGGCTTTAATAGCTTGCCCAATATTTGAAGTTTTTTACGGCGGGGCTAGGGGAGGGGGTAAGACTGAAGGCTCCATAGGCGACTGGCTTCAACATTCAGGGACTTATAATAGAGATGCAACTGGAATCTTTGTAAGACGTACTATTAAGCAATTATCCGAAGTTATAGCTAGAACTCAAGGCCTCTTTCCGCAGATAGGCGCTAAATGGAATGACCAAAAATCTACCTGGACTATGCCGGGAGGAGCTAGGTTAAAGTTTGTATATTTAGAGCGCGATAAAGATGCTGAAGAATATCAAGGTCACTCATATACAAGAGTTTATATAGAAGAAGCCCCTAACTTTGCTTCCCCTGGGCCTATTAATAAACTTAGAGCTACCTTAAGAAGTGCAGCCGGGGTCCCTGTAGGTATGAGGTTGACTGGAAATCCAGGGGGGCCGGGGCATGGATGGGTTAAAGATAGATATATAAAACCTAATAAGTTTGGATATGAGATTATAAAGGAAGAAACTGAAGTTGAAATAGACGGTAAGATAGAGGTAATAAGTCTCGAAAGGGTTTTTATACCTTCTAAGATTAGAGATAATACTTTAATCTTAAAAAATGACCCTGGCTATATAATGCGATTAAAACAGTCTGGCTCAGAGGCTCTTGTTAAAGCTTGGCTGGATGGTGACTGGGATATAGTTGATGGGGCTTTCTTTGATAACTGGGATGAAGATAGGCATATTATATCTTGGGAATCTTTTAAAAAAATACTAACAAAATCCATGCTAAAGTTTAGAGCTTTTGACTGGGGATCTTCTAAACCGTTTTCAGTAGGTTGGTATGCTTTGCTTGATAGAGATTATTATATCGATGGTCGTCTTCTGCCTCAGGGGGCTTTGGTGCGGTATAAGGAATGGTATGGAGCTTCTGGGCCGAATAAAGGGCTTAAAATGGATGCTTCTGCTGTGGCTAGGGGTATACTTAATAGAGAACTGGGTGAAAAGATTCGATATGGAGTCGCCGATCCTGCTATTTTTATTAGAGATGGCGGGCCTAGTATTGCAGAGATTATGAATGTAGAAGGATGCCAGTGGAGGCCGGCTGATAATAAACGTATGCCGGGGTGGGAGCAGTTTAGAACTAGATTAAATGGGGATGCCGGGATACCTATGTTTTATGTGACAGATATATGTATCGAGGCTATTAGACTTATACCAATGGCTCAGCATGATCAAAAAAATACAGAAGATTTAGATACTGAGGGCGAAGATCACTTAGTTGATGAAATTAGATATGCTATGATGTCAAGGCCTTTTATACCTAAAGCTGAAAACTTAAATAAAGCTGGATTTAAAGTCCCTACTATACAGGAATTGATAGCTGCTAGGACTAGAGCTAGAAAAACTCAGCAAGCTAATAGAAATTTATTTGGAGGTTAATTATCATGGATCTGGAATTAAAAGGAAATAAGAGTCTTTCTGATAAATCTGAATCTGAAAGCATCTGGGCTAGTAAACTTCAGAAGGTATTAGGTACTGAAGATAAATTCAGAAAGGAAGGTAAGAGAATTATAGAGATATATGAAAATGAATCTGTTGATGGGGTTCCTTTTAATATCTTATATTCTAATACAGCTACATTAACTTCGGCTTTATATAGTAACTTGCCTAGAGTCGTGGTAGGTAGGAGGTATGATGAGAGCGATCCGGCGGGAATGGCTGCGGCTGAGATTGTAAGGAAGGCTCTGACCTACATACTGGATGATAACAGTGAAGAAAATTCCCCTATGGACTCGTTGTTTTCAACAGCTGTCTTACAGGCTCTTTTACCTGGTAGAGGGGTAATTCGGTTTAAATATGAGGCGGAAATATCAGGAGAAGCTGGAAATTACAGTGAAGGTGAAAGTTCAGAGACTGAAGAAGTTGAAAACTCAGAATCTATTGGTACAGAGAAAGTTGAAAGTGAATATCTATGCGCTGAGCTAGTTCCCTGGGATAGAATAATCTTAGCCCCTTCAGTATCTTGGAAAAAGATGCCTTGGGCAGCTATAATAGATTACTTTACAGAGGAAGAGTTTAAAAAGGAATTTCCAGATTTTAAAGGGGAAGTATCTTTTGATGCAATTTCTGGGAATATACCTATCGAAGGAAAAGACGCAGTTAGTAATTCTACTTCTGAGGGTACTAATGATCTTGTTAAGGTTTTTGAGGTTTTTGATAAAATTGAAAAGAAAATTTATTTTATCTCACCCAGTAATAATGAAGGCAAGCCATTAAAAACTCTAGAAGATAGTTTAAAATTATCTGGATTTTATCCGTTCTGTGAGCCTTTAATCTATGTGCCGTCTGTTTCTTCTAATATACCTAAAGCTCTATATAGTATGTATGAAGTTCAGGCTAATGAATTAAATCTAATAACTAAGAGAATATCTGCTATAATCTCGGCTTTAAAAGTTAGGGGGTTTTATGACGGAAGTTTAACTGAACTGGATAAACTCTTAGAATCAGATGATAATACTTTAATAGCAGTTACTAATGCCCAGCAACTTGTAGATAGAAAATTAACTGAAAGCATTTGGTTAATGCCCTTAGACGAGTTAATAATAGTCTTGCAGCAATTATATCGTCAAAGGGATGAAATTAAGCAAAATATATATGAGATAAGTGGCCTGGGCGATATTATGCGAGGGGTTAGCGAAGCTAGTGAGACTGCAACTGCCCAAAATCTTAAATCCAAATGGGGGACTTTAAGATTAAGAGACCTTCAAAAAAATACTGCAAAGTTTATAAGAAATTCTCTTAGAATAGCAGCTGAAATTATAGTGACTTCTTTCTCTAAAGAGACTCTTCAAAATATGACTGGGGTTAAACTTCCAGAACAAGAAAAGAAGCAGTTATTATTAATGCAAGTCCAAATGATGCAGTCTCAGGGTCAAGAAATTCCCCCTGATATGCAAATGATGTTGCAAATCCCTACCTGGGAAGAAGTTATGGCAATTTTAAAGAATGACACTATGCGGCAATTTAAACTGGATCTCGAAACTAACTCTACTATCGATAATGAGATTTCCGAAGATAAAGCTGAAATAAGTGAATTTTTAAACGCAATAGCTCAGTTTATGAATAGTGTAGCTCCCCTGATTGCTGATGGAACTATGCCATTTGAAGCTGCTAAGATTATGTTACTATCTATTACTAAGAAATTCAGATTTGGTGATGAAGTTGAAAAGTCCCTAAGAGCCTTACAAGCACCTCAACAGTCTGGAAGTCAGGAAGAGGTAGATCAAGCTATGCAGCAACTTCAGCAAGAAAGAGAAGCTTTTGAAGCTGATAAGGTTAAAGCTCAGAGAGAGTTAGAAACTCAGAAAGCTCAGTTAGAGTTAGAAAAGCAACGTCAAGAAGCCTTACTAAATTCCTCTAAACAAGCAGCTTTACGGGAAATAGATCTATCTAAGAAAATGGCTATGAGAGAGATCTCTCAAGAAGCTATGGCTAGCAAACATGAATCTGACATGCATACCTTTATAAATGAGAGTAAAGTTAAAGTAAAGCAGAAATTAGCTACGGATCAAATTAATGCTGAAAAAAGTAGAGTAACTGAATTAGTAAAACTATTAGAAGATACTCATCAAGCTAGGATGGACTTAATTACTAAGAAAGCTTCTGATAGAATAGCTGCTAGTAAGGATAATATAGAAGATTCTGTGGAAGACACTTATTATGGAGGGGCTTAAAAATGCCTGTATATGAATTTAAATGCGCAAATGGTCACAGTTTTACAAGATTTCTTAAAATAGCTGATTACGACCTACCTCAGACTTGTAAAAGATGTGGTGGGGTTGCAGAAAGACAGATATCCGCCCCTAGAGTTATGGGGGATTTAAAACCTTATACTTGCCCTATAACTAATAAACTTATAGAGGGCAGGAAAGCTCACGAAGAGAATCTAAAGGTTCATGGGTGTAGGGTTTTAGAACCTGGTGAAAGGGAAGATTTTGATAAAAGGAAAAAACAACAGGATATCGAGTTAGAAAAATCTATAAACGCTTCTGTAGAAAGATTTGTAGAAGCTGCCCCTGCAGAGAAGTTAGAAAGATTAGCTAATGAAATCAGTAGCGGGGTTTCCGCTGAATATTATAGAGGAGAAGTATAAAATGTCAGAACAAACACCTGCAGAAGGTCAAGCAACTAATCAACCTAATGTAACATCTGAAGTTAAAACTACTCCGAGTTCTAGTAATTCTGAAGGGTTTTCAAGTAATGATGTTAAAGAAATGGCTTCAGCTTTAAGCGAAGATCTCTTTGGTAAGCCTGTAACAGACGATAAAAAGGATGAAGAATCTTCTGAAAATGATGAATCTAGTACTTCGGATGAAGGAGATTTAGAAGATTCAGGTAAAAAGCCACTTGAAAGTGACTCTAAAGAATCCACTGATAAAAAAGAAGATGATGAATCTGAGACAGAAGAATCTTCAGAGACTCCGGCTCCTAAAACTTGGAGAAATGATGCAGTTTCCGAATGGAATAAATTACCGCCTGTTGTTAAAGCTGAAATTATTAAACGTGAGGAAGATTTTCATAACGGGATAGCTCTGTACAGAGAAAATGCTGAAGTAGGTCGTAAGATGCTAGATGTCTATGCCCCTTATAGTGAGCTTTTAGCATCTCAGAATGTTGACCCTTATCATCTTGCGGCTGGACTATTAAATGCTCATGTAACTTTATCTTTGAAATCTACCCCTCAGGCTACTAAAGAGCAGATGTTCTTAAAGATGGCAGCTGACTATGGTATAGACTTAAATACCTTAGACCCTACTTATCAACATCAAGAAGATCCTTCAGTCTTAGAGTTGAAAACTGAATTACAAACTATAAAATCGCAAATACTAGAAACAACAAAGTCAAATATCAGAACTGAGATTGAGAAATTTGCCAGTGACCCGGCTAATATTTATTTCGATGATGTTGCTAATGATATGACTTTGTTAATTAGAGCTGGTGCAAAAACCTTAAAGGAAGCTTATGACAAAGCTATTCTTTTAAACCCTGTTGTAAGGGTTAAGGAAGAGGCCAGAATAGCCAAGGAAGCCAAAGATAAAGCTGAAGCGGAACGGCAACAGAAAGTCTTAGAGGCTAAGGCAAAGAAAGCAGCTAATGTAAATTCATCGCATAAACAGGCTCATTCGAATACACAGAAAGACCTAAGTAAACTGGATGAAACTTTATCTGCAGCTTATGATAAACTTATGTCTAAACACTCTTAAAAAGGAAGATTATTATGCCTTCTCCAAACTCAACTTTTACAGAATTGGTCTCTACAACTTTCAGAGATCACAGGAAAAGTATTAAAGATAACATATCCCAAAACAATGCATTACTAGCTGTTATGACTCAGAAAGGCCGTATGCGTATGGTTGATGGGGGCTTGACTATTGTCGAGCCTCTTGAATACGCTGAAAATGGTACTTATCAAAGATACTCTGGGTATGATTCTTTAAACATCCAAGCATCTGACGTAATTACCTCAGCCGAATTTAGCTGGCGTCAAGCAGCTGTTCATGTAACTGCAAGTGGGCGAGAAATGCGAATCAATAAAGGTAAAAATGCCTTTTTAGATTTAGTTAAGACTCGCACTCAAAATGCTATTAAATCATTCAAGAATAACTTCTCAAGCGATTTATATAGTGATGGTACACTTTCTAATCAAATCAATGGCCTTCAAAGTATTATTGCTGATAGCGGTCAAGGTACTGTAGGTGGTATTAATGCGGCTACATCTACTAATGCTTTTTGGCGTAATATAGTTCAGTCAGCTGCTGCACCTTTGCAGGGTGGTGGGGCTATTACACCAAGCGCTTCTACAATCGAATCTCTGATGTTACCATTATGGCTTGCATGTACTATTGGTAATGATAGTCCAGATCTGATTGTAGCTGATACTGTATATTACACTTATTTTGAAACTTCTCAGGTGAGTGTTAAACGTTATACAGATTCAGATACTGCTCAAGGCGGATTTATCTCTTTAAGATATAAAAATGCTAAAGTAGTCTATGACGGTGATTCTGGTATTCCAGCTTCTCATATGTACTTTATCAATACCGATAATTTACGTCTGGCAGTTCATCCAGATGCTGATATTACAGTCCTTGATGATATTCGTCCTACCAATCAAGATGCTGTAGTTATTCCAGCTATTTGGATGGGTAATTTGGTATGTTCTTCCAGACGTACTCAGGGTGTATTGAAGGCTTAATTTTCCCAAGGGATTACACAATTGTAATCCCAATGGATAATTTTATATATTAAAGGAGTTAAAATGACTTATATGATTACAAGCCTGGTAGGTGCTCAACCTATCGCAGATACTTCCACAGAGCAAATGCACCCTATAGGTACTAGAGTTAAAGCTTATGATGAAACTTATGGTGAAGGGGAGTTTATCTATCTGAAAGGTTTGGCATCCACAGCTGTTGGCGAACTGGTAGTTTACGAAGAGTATGGCAACCTAACTGTCAGGGCTGTTGCAGGATCTCGAGGCCCTGCTGCAGTAGCTATGTCGGCAAATGTGGCTAGCCAGTATGGTTGGTATCAAATCTTTGGGGCAGCTGTTATTAAAGCTGGTACAGTAGCCGATAATGGTGACGTATTTTTAACGGCGACTGCAGGTACTGTAGATGATGCTAACGTTGCTGGGGATAAGGTAGATAATGCTCGATTCAAATCTGCAGATGGTACGCCTTCAGCCGGATATGCAATTTGCCAAATAGCTTATCCTAGCTGTAATGGTAATGATTTGATTGTCTAATCTTAAGTTTAAACTGTTGTAATTTACATAAAGGCTGGTAAGATTTAAAATTTTATCAGCCTTATTTTTAAGGAGATTTACTATGGAACTGCAAGAAGATCGCCCGCCGTTTGTAGAGTTTATTTTACACCAGGAAGAAGATAGGGAAGCTTCTATAGCTAATGGCCATTATACTGTAAAGGATGTTATTTTTGCTCACATAATGCCTTTCGGTGGTAAAGATGTCGTAGAAAGGCCAGCTCAAGACTGGTTAGACTATATAGCAATGCAGAGCAGAGCTGGTAGATTCCCTCGTGAGTGGGTAGAGTATTTTAAAAGAGCCTTTGCCGACTTCAAAGAAGGTTTAGTACTTCCTAGAATGGGAACTCCAGTAGGCCTGATGACTACACTTTCACCCGCTGATGTAGCTAATTTGAAATCTGCTAAAATTTATACTATCGAAGATTTAGCATCACTGACGGATGACATGCTCAGGTCAATGCCAGCTGGCGCAAGAATTTTAAAACAACGTGCAGAAGCATGGTTGAAATCTTCCCAAGACAATGGTAAGGTAACAATGGAACTGGAAAAATTGCGTACAGAGCGTGACGGCCTTCTGGAACGTAATAAAGAGCTGGAAGAACAAGTAAAGTTACTAAAAGCTCAAGTTGAAGGCTTAGAGAGTAAAAAACCAAATTCCGTAAAATAGTTATGAAGAGGTCGTCAGATGAATTTATTAACTCTAGTTAGTTCTTTCTGTAGAAGGAATCAACTCAAAGTCCCTACAGCAGTAGCAACTTCTACTGACGATCACGTTTTACAAATCCTAGAAATTCTCAATGAGCTTCTGTATGATACTGTAGATTACGGAAATTTACAGGCTATCAGGGCAGAAGCTACAGTAACTACATTAGCCGCTGAACTTCAAGGGGCTTTATCAACTTTAGCTCCTAGTTATGTCAAAATGATTCCAGGGTCTATGTGGAATCGAACCAGAAAAGTTCAAGTAAGTGGACCTATTAGTGAAAGTGACTGGCAAAATCAGAAATCACTTGGAGTTACTGCTGGATTCCCTAGATATAGAATTATGTCTAATTCATTATATTTACTGCCAGCCCCAGCAGCAGGGGAAACTATAACATTTGAGTATCAAAAATTTGTAGTAGTAGCTGCTAATAATTCTCTTAAAGAATATTTTAGTGTAGATACAGATACCTGCTTAATCCCAGATAGATTGTTATTGTTAGGTTTAAGATGGCGATGGCTAGAGACTAAAGGTCTGCCCTCTGCTTCTGCTGGCCTTCAATTTTCAAATGCTCTAGAAACTATATTAGCTAGAGAAAGAGTCCCAGCAACTCTAAATCTAAATGGAGGTTCTGTTGAGAGAGGTCTTAAGCCTTCCATAACAGTACCTTTAATAATATCATGAGAAATCAGTTAATACAAAGAGATCAGCAAGGAACCTCATTTCCTGGGGAATTTCCTGCGCCTACTGGCGGATGGAATGCAAGAGATCCAATAGCTTCTATGAAGGTGACAGATGCTATAGTTCTTGATAACTTTTTCCCACGTCCTGGCGATGTAACTCTAAGAAAAGGTTTTGAACTCTTTGCAACTCTTCCAGCAGATATAGACGCAAGTTCCCCTCATAATGTAGGGGCTTTAATGTCTTACAGCCCGCCTTCAGGGGGCGTAAAATTATTTGCTGGACTTGAGGATGGTATTTATGATGTTTCAGCTGGGGGAACTATAAGTGCGATTTCTTCTGCGTGTACTAATCGTTATTGGCAGTCTATCAATGTTACAACAGCTGGAGGATCTTTCATTTGGTGCTGTAATGGAGTTGATAAAAGCAGGATTTTCAATGGTTCTACTTGGACTTTGTTAGACTCTGGGTCAAGCCCGGCATTAACTGGAATAACTTCTGAAGACGTAACTAATGTAAGTTTGCATAAAGCTAGAATCTATCTCTGTAAGCAAGATTCTTTATCATTCTACTACCTACCTGCTGTTAGTATAGCCGGAGCAGCTTCTGAATATCCAATGGGAGCTATTTTTAAGAAAGGCGGGTATTTAATGGCAACTGAGTCTTGGACTCTTGATGGAGGTTCTGGGAGTGATGATTATTTTGTAGCTATAACTTCAGAAGGTGAGGTAGCTATTTTCGCAGGTACAGATCCATCAAGTGCAAATACTTGGGAATTAGTAGGATTGTATTTTATAGGCCAACCACTTTCAAGAAAATGCTTCTGTAAGTTTGGTGGGGATTTAATAGTTCTAACTGTTCAAGGTGCTTTTCCACTTTCAAAGGCTCTTGTATATGCTTCTGTAAGTAAATCTTATGCAATTTCAGATAAAATCTCAAAGGCTTGGATAGACTTTTCATCAAGTTATAGAGATTTACCTGGGTGGCAGGCTATATCATATCCATCAGCTAGCTTATTTTTGGTAAATGTACCTATAGTCAATAGGCAAGATTTAGGGGCTTTTTACAGCTATCAGTTTGTTATGAATACTCAGACTGGAGCTTGGTGTAGATTTACAGGCCAGAATAGCGAAGTTTGGGTTGAACATGATGGAGATCTGTATTTTGGAAATCATAATAAAGTCTATAAAGCCTGGACAGGTTATTATGATGAAGGTGGGGCTATTACTGTTAGAGCTAAAACAGCCTTTGGGAAAGTTTCTAATTTAAGTTTAAGTAGAATAACCTTGCTTCAACCCATCTTTCAAGGTACTGGGAGTTTAGATATAATGATGGGTATAGATGCAGATTTCGAAGATTCATCTCTAACAGGTTCTAATATTAATTATGCAAATGCTCAAGCTCTTTATGATTCAGCTTTATTTGATGATGCCGTATGGGCTGCTGGAAGTAGAACTATAACAGAGTGGATTTCTGTAAATCATAAGCCAGGTAAAAAATTAGCCGTTAGGATGAAATTTGAAAGTGCTGGACTATCAGTATCCTGGATAACTACAAACTTAATATTGCAGAAAGGTGGGATTTTCTGATGAAAGTCTATAAAGATCAGAATCCTAAAGTTTTGGAAATGATGTTTGGAATTAAAACTGCTGTAGAGGTTAATCCAGAGCAGTCAAAATTCGTCTATAGCGCGACAGATAGCGGTGAAATTGCCGGTGTATTCTTTTTTGACTCAAATGAGTCTGGAAATTGCTTTGCAGCTTCTTATGGGTTCCTATCAAAATGGTGTACAAAGGAACTTATAATATCAGCTCTAAGTCTAGCTTTTACAGAACTAGGTAATAAACGAATTACAGCAATAGTAGATGCTAGTAATTTAAGGTCTATAAAGTTAAATTTGCGAATAGGGTTTAAGGTGGAAGGGGTTATGGAAGATTATGGAACTGGAAAAGGTATTATAATGGGGCTTTTAAGAAGAAATGTTGATTTCAGCAAAATATTTAAGAGGTAATTATGGGACTATTTAAGCCTAAATCGCCTAACCCTTATAAAGTTGCTGCAGCCCAGGGGCAGATAAATGATGCTTCAGCTAGACTAGGGACTAAGTTAGATCATTACGATCAGTATAATCCTTTTGGGTCTCTTACCTGGGATCAAGGAGGGCCAGACTTTAAAGAAGCTGACTATAATGCTGCCTTAGATGCTTGGAGAGCTTCTGGAAATACGGATGCTTCGACAGCGCCTAAGAAAGAGGATTTTGGTTATGATCAAGATAGATATAGTTCAACTGAGACTTATGATCCTAGAATTTTAGAGCTTATAAATAGTCAGTTAGAGACTAGCAAAGGTCTTGAAGAGGCTATTAGAAATTCTCTAGGAGGTGTTAATAAGCTATTTGCTAATTCTGTAGATTTAAACTCTCTACCTGATAGAAAAAATCCAGATGAAGTTTTAAAGGATTTGGAAGGTAGATTTACTGATGTTAGCGGAGATTTAAATAAAGCTCAGGGAAATTATGGCAATGCTTCTAATCTCTTAGATTCACAGCTAGGTCGGCTGGAAGATACCTATTCAACACCTTTTGACTATAATAATACTCCGGCTATGCCAGGTTCTAATGAAGCTGCTAGAACTGCTATGGAAAATGCTATTTATGGGAGATATACTTCTAGGCTTGACCCGCAATTTAATATATCTGAAGATAAAATGCGAGCCATGCTGGCGGCTAAAGGTATAACTGAGGGTAGTGAGGCTTATAACAGGGAATTTCAGAATTTTAACTTTGCTAAGAATGATGCTTATGAAAATGCTAGAAGGTCTTCAGTTGAGCAAGGCCTTGACGCTATGCAAAGAATGTTTGGTATGCAGATGGGAGCTAGGCAGCAGGGAGTTAGTGAAGAAAACTTTAAAAGGCAGCTGGCTACTCAAGAAGCTCTTGCAGCTCTTGGACTATCTTCTGGAACTGGTCAAACTTTACAGGGTATGTATGGAGTTGAAAATGCTCAGAATGCAACTTTAGCTAATATGTTTGCTAATTTTATGAATACTTATAACTCTAGCAGAGGCAATGCACTTAGTGAGCAGTTTGGAGTTAGAGATCAAAGCTTGAATGAACTTAATGCTCTTAGAACAGGAGCTATGGTAGATAAACCTCAATTCCAACCTGGTATAGGTGGGGGGCAACAAGTAATTCCAGCTGATTTAATGAGTGCTGTTTATAATTCCTATCAAGGTGACTTGGCAGCTTGGCAATCATTAATGGGTGGGGCTACTAACCTTGGAAGTTCTGGTATACTGGCTTATGGGATGATGAAATAGGGATAAATATTATGACAAAAGATTATAACTATGATCTAGCTCAGTCTAGGATACAGCGAGAACAAATGATGGCGGCTCTTGCTCAGCAAATGGCTTTTGGCCCTGCTATGAGTGGGCAAGCAACATCACCATTACATATACTTGCTGGTATGCTCTCAGCTTATGCAGCTAATAAAAGATTTGACAGAGCCGATAAACTGCGCCAAGAGTACTCAGTAAATATTAATGCAGGCCATCAAAGAGATATGATGGAGTTTGACAGGATTAAGAATACTGAAGGGCTTGAAGCT